GCACAGGCACTACGACACCGGCTACTGATACCATCGTCGTTACTGGTGGCGGGACCACTACCGATGCTACCGCTGGTACTGGAGGCGCTGCCCCAGTTAGCACAGGCACTACGACACCGGCTACTGATACGGGCCCTATCGTCGTTACCGGTGGCGGGACCACTACCGATACAACGGCTGGTATAGGTGGTGCTACTGGATCAATTTTAGATACACTGGATCCTATAAATTTAAAATCCGACCCTGCTCTAACAGAAAAAACCACGTTAGAAAAAATAAAAGATGCTGCTCAGATAGTTAGCACTGCAGCTACCATTGTTCCGCTGGTTACAGGTGGCGGTGGCGGCGGCGGTGGCACACTCCCTGCAGACACCACTCGATTGACCTTCACGCCAACAACGCTAAGATCAACGCTTACTGGCGGCATTGGTGGGGCTGGCGCGCGCTATCCTTACACCCCAACGACCTATGGCCAAGTGGGCGGAGATCAAGAGACGGAGTTTCTGTTTTTTACGAAAGATCCTATAACCGGCCAAGAATCAATCCAGAGCGGAACTCCGGTTACGACTACTAATACCGTCCCCGCCGCCGCCCCCGGCAAAAAAGAAGGCGGCGAAATCGAAGATGATATGGTAAAGCATCTCGTCGAGTATCATAAGAACGGTGGTCACCAAGGCCCCGGACAGGTAAAAGGCATTGGCAGCGGTCAGGAAGATAAGATTCCTGCATGGTTATCCGATGGCGAATATGTCTGGAGCGCGCAGGATGTAGCCGATCTTGGTGATGGATCAACCGATGAAGGCGTGCGCCGTCTTGACAAAATGCGCCAAATGGTGCGTCGTCAGGCTGGCCGCAAAGATGTAAAAAAGATTGCAAAACCCCAGAAGGGTATAGATACAATGCTTAAAGCTGTTGGAGGAATGGCGTAATGGCTATCACAGAAACCGTCACCCAAACCAAGCTACCCCAGTGGCTTGTTGATGCCTATACTAAGAGCATCGAAAGGGGTGCTACCGCAACGAGCGCCAAGTATCAGCCTTATACTGCTGGTCCACGCATCGCTGCTTTTGCGCCGCAGGAACAGCAAGCCTTCAATATGGTTTCCCAGAACGTCGGAAACTACCAGCCTTATACGCAGGCTGCTGGCAATTATATCGCAGGCGGGACGAGATCGTTTACCGATCCCGGCGTCGCATCTAATTATATGAACCCATATACCCAGAACGTCGTTTCTGGGATTGGTGCTGCGGCTGGTCGGAACCTGTCTGAGAACCTATTGCCTGCAGTAAACCGTACATTCGTTGGCGGTGGTACGTTTGGTGGTAGCCGGAGCGCTGAGTTTACAGCGCGGGCTGTTCGCGATGCAAACGCTGCGGCTCTCTCGGCTCAGAACGAGGCTCTTCAGAAGGGCTATGAGAGCGGCATGGGCCAGTTCAACACTGAAGCTGGTCGTTACCTCACGGCAGCTGGTCAGGCATCAGAGCTTGGTCAAAACATTCAGAGCATGGCTGGCACGGATGCTGCTGCGCTTCAAGCTGCTGGCTCAGCGCAACGCGGAATGCAGCAGAGTTCGCTTGATTTACTGCAGCAAGATTTTACAAACCAGCGCGATTATGATTACAACCAAGCTATGCGCTTTCAAAATTTTGTTGGCACACCAAGCGCGCAGGGCTCCGGTAGTGTTTATAGGCAGGAGCCGGGAGTGAGCAATACTGCATCGACAATCGGTTCTGTGGCTACAGGGATTGGTGCGCTGGCGAATCTATTTGGCGTGAAGAAGAAGGACGGCGGTCCAATTAACGCCAATGGCAAGCGTAACATCAAGCACCCGATGCACGGACTTGGATGGCTGAAAGGCAAATAAGATGGCGATGACACCCCAGCAAGCACGAGCAAGAGCGCTGCAATTGCGGGCTGAGAGGCCTGAACTGCAGAACATGGCTGTTGATGATTTGATTGCGCAGATCATGGCGACTGAAGGCATGGGCGATCCGGGTGCCGGCGGTAATCTTGCGGATATATTCCAGCCAGCTAGGGTTATAACCCCATCCTCTCCAGCGCCTATGCAGGCTGCTCGGCTGCAGGCTCCGAAGCCGACTGCTGATATTGTTCCGGGTGCAGATGCTTACCGCCGCGCACAGGAAGTTCGTGAACGCACAGAGCGTGGGCCAGCTCCTGAGGAGCGAGTAGCTGCTAACTCACGGGTGCAAGAACTTATTGCCGGATTGCCTACCGGAGCCGGGGAGCGTGCGCCTGTGGTAGCTGCCGCAATGCCTGCCGCTGCCCCTGCGGCAGTAGCTGAGGCCGCGCCAGAAGCTGCGCCAGAAAAGCCGAAGTTCGCATCACGCTACAGGCCATTGCTTGAGCAAGCGGAGGCTGAGCTTGAACGGTTGGATATACTGCAGCAAGCGGCTACAGCACAAGGCAGAGAAGCCCCTCCTGAGCTGGCATCTAAGTTTGAAAACCTGTCTGGTAAAGTTTCTCAGCTAAAGAGTTTGGTAGCGGCTGAAGAAGGCGCTGTCGTCAATGCTGAACGTGCGGCTGTATTGGAGCGCCAAACCCAGCGTCTTTCTCGTGAAGAAGAGCTGATAGATCGGACGCGCAGACTTGCTCCGGGTAATGCTCTTATGGCGTTTGGTACTGCGCTTGCAGGCGCAAGGCCGGGTGAAAAATTTGCTTCCGCATTAGCTCGTGGCCTAGCGGCTGGCTCTGAGAGTTACACAGGCGCTCGTGATGCGCGTGATGCGTCTCTTCGCGGGATAGAAGAACGCCGTGATGCTCTTATTCTCCAGAATGAGGATGCCATTGAGAAGGCTCGTGCTGACGCGATTGCTCTGGCAAGAACTGGAGTTGAGATGGACGCGCAGCAGCTGGCGTTAACGAAGCTGAAGCGTGAAGATGTTAAGAGCTTGGCTACTCAAAAAGCTGATATTGATCTAGCTGTGGCAAAGGCTTCTTCGGCCCAGACTGAAGCTAAGTATGCGCCACAAGTGTATGAAGCTGAGATAGACTCCCAAAGGGCTCTTGCTGAGGACAGAAGAAGGCCACCTGCATCTGGCGGTAGTGGTGGCTCTGGTGGCGATGGAAAGCCACTTTCACCAGCTCAGGCGTTCAATCGTGCCGAGGCAGCTAGGAAACGATTGAGCAGCCTAGAAGAGAAGATTATCGCGTCTGATAAAAGTGGTAACCATACGAACACGGAGCGATTATTAAACGAGTACAGGGCTAATCGCGATGCGTACAACAAGAACGCTGCGGGCGCTGGGCTTGCTCCTATTACTGGAAGAGGCTTCCCAGTTAGGTTGCCAAAATTTGAGGACCACGTTGCAAAAAAGAAGCGCTACCCTTCCGGAAAAACTGTTAAAGACTATAATCTTAATGAAGCTCTTAATAAGTATGGTGGATAATGGCTGACTTAAAACGCTTAGAGGCGGCATTCATAAAGGCCGACAGGGCCAATGACACCAGAGCCGCAAGCGTACTGGCAGCAGAGATAAAGCGATTGCGGGGGCAGAAGGCGACTACTGCGGCACCGCGCGTAGATGCCGCAAAGCCTAAGAAAAAAGAGGAAGGCTACTTTTCTTCGCTGGGTTCAGCGTTTCAACGTGGTGTTCCCACTTTTCAAGAGGGGTTGTCCACAATTATTGAAGATGCGCCGCGTATCCTTGGCGACACCCTTGCGGCAGTTTCCTTGGGTAACGTGGGGGCACAGCTACAGTTTCGTGGCTTAGGGCAACTGGCAGCGCAGTCTAAACCATATAAAGAAATTGTAAAAGCACCTGTCGAAAGCCTCCGTGAAAGCGCGGCATTGGAACGTGCGCGCCTTGGTCCGGGGACATACGGTAGCTTCTTCGAGGAGAAGGGTTTAGGCCGCAAGTTGGCATCGTTGAGCGAAACAGTAGCCGAAAGTACATTGCCCGTAGCAGCTGGTCTAACGGTGGGTGCTCTAACTCGTAGCCCTACAGCCGCAGGGTTGGTAATGGGTGCCGGTAGCGTACCTTCAACCTATGGTGGCATTCGCGAACGCCAGAAGGCTGAAGGCATAGACGATGTGGGTCGCGCTGTTGCCGGCACTGCTGCGTCTTCGGCGCTTGATTTGCTGACAGGTGTTGGTGGCAAAGTGTTGAGCACTGCTGCGGTAGCTGCGGGTAAGGAAATACTGGAGCAGGGCCTGAAAGCCGCTACCGTGCGTGTCTTAAAGACGGGCCGAGATGAAGCGGGCACTGAAGTACTGCAGACTGTTATCGAGCAGGTTGCAGGTGGCTCCGATCCCACAACTAAGCAGGCTATGCTTGAGGCGTTAGAGGGCGGCCTTGCTGGTGCATTAGGCGGTACCGCATTCGGAACCGCTGGAGAGTTAGTCGCAGCACCATTTCGTCCCAAAGATGAAGCTGTTCAGGCCCGCGCTCCATCGGTCCCCGGCGCACCACCCCCGCCACCAACAGCTCCTCCGCCTGCAGACATGGGTGATCTTGCTGAATCTCTCGGCCCAGTCGGCGGTACGGTTACTCTTCAGGATGCTTTTGGGCCGCAAGAATATACGTTCCAAGGCTTCGATAAAAAGGGTAAAGTCGTCCTCACGGATGCTGATGGCGTAACATTATCCGAAGATCCTGAGTGGGTTCGGGGCGCTATTGGGTCAGCCGCTGTCGAGTCCGATGAGGGCTTGGGTGGCATGTCTTTCGGCATGGACGTTGATGAGGATGTGGTTGCTCCGCCACCGCCTCCGCCTGCTGCTGTCGCCGAGTCTGCCGAGCCTGCACCAGCTGCTGCGCCCGTCGCGCCGCCTCCGCCTGCTGCTGCGCCCGCACCTGTGGCCGCACCTGCGCCCAAGACTGGTGATGAGTTTGTTTCAAACATCCTTGACGGGAAGCCAGTTCCCCCTGAGTTACTCGCCGGAGAAGAGGGTGCGACTGCCGTTGAAGAGCCTGTACAACCAAAGCCTGTCGTTGAGGCCCCGTCGCCACGTAATACGCAGAGGCAATCTAAGGTTGGCAGCGTAATCTTCGACCAAGAAAAGGGCGTTGGTCAGGTTCCACTAAATCAGAACGTAAATTATCGCGGCTTCACGGCTATGATGCGTCCGTCAAAGTTCCTTGAGCTGGCTGCTGATCTTGAAAAGCCAAAGCAGGCAAGCCTAGATTACATCAGACAATCCGTTGATGAAGGTAATGGCGTTGGATCGCCATTCCTAAATTTGGATTTTGAAACGGGTAAGGTCAAGAGCCATGATGGCCGCCACCGGATGATGGTCATTCAGGAAAAGAACGGTGACGAGCCTGTTCCTGTTCACATCTTTGGTAAAGGCGAACAGCGCGCAAGGTCGCTTGATGAAGGCAAGATCAACGCGTTTGCTTCTAACCTGACGGGTGAAGACGGCAGGCAGTCTACGGATAATTTCTCAGAAGCGTTTCTGGATGAGGCCGCTGTGCCTGTTGCTGTACAGAAACCCGTACAAGAACCACCAGCTGCGCCACGCGCCGTCGGCAAGGCTGCCCGCGCAACCCTCCCGGTGACACGCCAGAAGGTCGATGTGCAGTATGAGCTTCAAGATCTTAATAACATCCGGTTTGCGGAAGGTGATTTACAGAACCGCGACCGCAGCAGGCCGCAGACGCAGCAGTTCCTGCGCCGCTTCACCAGCGAGTTTGACGCGGAAGGTCTTGGTGAAGACCCGTCAACAGATCGCGGTGCGCCGGTAATCAACAAAGACAACACTATCCTTAGCGGTAACGGTCGCACGCTAGGCCTTGAGGAAATCTACAACAATTATCCTGAGCAGGCTGAGGCTTACCGGGAGTTCCTGCGCGAACAGGGATATGACATCGAGGGTGTCGAACGCCCGGTTCTTGTGCGCCGCCTCATGTCTGACGTAGATGAGCGCAAGTTTGTTGTTGGCTCGAACGAAGATGATAAGGCTGCCCTATCACCGCCTGAGCAGGCTGCGCAGGACGCAAAGGACATCCTGACCCCCGGAGTGTTGTCAAAATACAAGGGCGGTGATCTAAACGCGGCACGGAACGACGCCTTTGTTTCGGCGTTTATTGCTGAGATGAGCCCGCAACAGCGTGAAAACGCAATGGATGACAAGGGTAACGTCAGCGCTCAGGCCCTGAAGCGGATTGAGAATGCACTGCTCTATAAGGCCTACGGCGGTACGGGCCGGGCGTCTGAGATATTCATCAGCAAGGCGATGGAGCGCACCGACGACGATACCAAGACGCTAACAAATTCGCTGGTCGATGTGGCTAACGACTGGATTAAGTTCCAGCAGGCCGTCAAGGACGGTGAAGTTGATAAGAAGTACGACATTACCAACAAGCTGATGGAATCGGTTGCCAAGGTTTCTGACATCAAGGCCAGTGGTAACAGCGTGTCGGGTGAGCTTCGCAGCCCCGACATGGTTGAGCCAATGGATGAGTTCGTGAAGGACATCTTGATTGGCTTTCATAACGACAATATCTCCCGCCTTCTCAGCAAGAAGGCCATCGCTGAAAAGCTGCGGGCTTATACGGAAATCGCCGCTAATCAGCAGGCAGAGCCAGATATGTTTGGCATGTCAGAGACGCCATCCGCCCGTGCTATTTGGAAGCGCGCCGCTGAAGGTGAAGGCGCACCGCAGTCTGATTTGTATGCGAGTATCCAGCCGATTTCGCCCAAGCGTCGAAGGGAAATTCTTGACGATGGCGGGAGGGTTCCGTCGTTGTCCCGCGGCGTTGCCAAGCTAAAGAAACTTTGGGCTGATGGTAAGATAGATGCCAAAGAATTTGCCTATGAGGTAGCGTCTTACTCTGACTTCATTGAAGACGCTAAGAATTGGAAGCGCTGGGAAGACCTTGGAAAGCTGAAAGTGCGTGGCCCTGATAGGATTAGGTCGGTTCTCCTTGAGCAGAAGCGCAAAGGCAACATATCTGAAGAGGAGGCTAATTTCGCTGAATGGTTCATTCTGCGTAATGAAAACTTACTCGGTGATCTTGGGATTGCTGTAAGAAAACCGTCTGAGAAGAGTAGTTCTTCAGGGTTTTACGATGTTCTGCCTCGCGTCATGTATTTGATAAAAGGCCGCACCAACGACGACACCACAGTCCATGAAATTATGCATCACCTTGAGCGCATGATGCCGCAGGACATTCGCATGGCGATTAAGCGGGCTTGGGCAAAGGAGCTGGATAGAGTTGAGCGCCTTCCTTATGATGGCAAGAATGACAAGGACGCCATGTTCTTCAAGGCTATTCGTGCATTCCACAACCAAGAGAAGGTCAATTTAAATGGTGAAGATTTAAGCCCCAGTGAGGCTTTCAAATTTGCAACTAATTTAATTTCAGATGGAGACGTTGACGGACGGCTTTATCAATATGTCAACCCATCTGAGTTCTGGGCAGTGAACGCCACTGAAATTATGCGGGGTCGCTATGAGGTGCAGGGCTCCTTACTTGGTCGCCTTCGCAACTGGCTGCGCGAGCTTTCGATAAAAATCAAGGGGCTATTCAAGCTAGATTCAAACGCACCAATCATCAAGGCACTGGATAGCTTGGCAAAGGGTGATGGCAAGTTTGTCTCCAACCAGATGCTTGAAGAGAAGCCCGGCGATTTTAGTGACATCTCACGCCCTGAAGAAAATGCGGGCATCGAGCAAGTTGCGGAAGATCTTGAAGGCGAACCAACAGCGGAACCCACACCAGCAAAGCTCAGCCGCGTTCGCCAGTCCGTCAACCGCCTGCGCACCAGCGCGACGTGGAGCAACATCGCAAGCCAATTCTCTGGCGCTCGTGCCGTCGATAATTGGCTGGCTCGTTCTTACGGTTTGGAATCCCTGCCTGAAACGGATTCTTTCTACAGCAATTTTGAAACCTATCTTTCAAAGAAGAACGGCAGGCTGCAGCAGCTACGCCGTAAGTATGTCAATCCAATTGATGATGCGGTTGGCGATGCCATTAAGAACGGCGTCACGATGGATGACATCAACGACGCTATTCAAGCGCGTGGCGCTGCTGAGCGCAATGCTGCTATCGCTGAAATCAACGAGGACATGCCTGATGGTGGCTCCGGCCTGACCAATGCAGAAGCGGACGCTAAGCTCCGTGAGTTGCAGGCCTCTGGGAAGATGCGTTACATCAACCGGGTGGTGAGACTGCATGACCGCCTGCGTGATGAAACGCAGAGAATAATGGTTCAAGATGGCCTTGTCTCAGCTGAGACGATGGCTGCTTGGAAGAAGAAGTATCCAAACTATACACCGTATAAGGGTTGGGCTCCATCTGGTGACATGACTGTCGATGGACAGCAAGATCCCCATGCTGATTATGGATCGTATGATAAGGGCTCTCCTGTCTATAGCCGCGTGAGTGGCCTTCGTGCGAAGCCGATTAAGGCAGCTAAGGGTCGTTCATCTCAGGCGGCTAACTCCCTGTACAACATGATCGCTGATGCCGAGATGTTCTTGGAGATGGGCCAGCGCAATCAGATCGCGCTTCAGCTGGATAACACCTACCAGAGCGACCCTGATGCGTTCACAGGCCTTCTCAAAATCTATGACAAGAATAACCCCAAAATCGTCAAGGGTAAGGCTGTCAAGATTACAGACGAGCGAGCTTTCGAGAATGGCGTTCGCGGCTTTAAGAATGGCGAGCCGTTCATCATCGAGACTGCACCCAATGAAGAGGGCCAAGCGGTTCGTCGGGCATTTACGAACCTCGATCCCTCGCAGCTCGACAAGTGGCTCGGAGGGTTTTATAAGGTTATGGGCGTCATGCGCGGCCTGCACACCCGCTTTAACCCAGCCTTCTGGCCCCGCGAGTTCCTGAGAAGTGTCTCTGACGCGGCTGGCACCGTGTATACGGAGAAGGGCCGCAAGCGCAGCGCAGCCTACGGCAAGAGCGCAGCGATGAAGACGTGGATGTATTCATGGGATCCGGCAACGATGGCTGGCGTCTTCTCGCACCTAATCAACCGAGAGCCGAGCAGTGAGCGCGTGTCGCACGTTAAGGCGCTGACGGAAGAGATGGTTGTCAACGGTGGTGCCGCAGGCCAAGAGTTTGCTGAGCGTGCTGAGCGCGTCGCCAAGCGTATGGAGCAAGAGCTGGATCGCCTGACTGCGACGGGCGTCAAGGCCGGATACTTTGAAACCAAGGCCGGCTTTGCCAAGCTGATCAAAGTGGTTGATGGCATCAATGACTTCGTGGACATCGTTCCCCGCGTTGCTGCTTATCGTGCGCTCACTGAGGCTGGCGTTGCCCCGAAGGATGCGGCGCAGATAGCATTGCGCAGCACGCTTGATATGACCAAGCGTGGCCGCTTCGGTCGTGTAATCGATGGCTTCTTCTGGTGGACAACTCCATCGATAACCAACCTGACCAAGAAGGTTACGGGTCTGGACAGCTCCACCTATCGCAAGCTGGTTCTTGCTCAGCTGTCTATTGGCTTTGCCCTTGGGATGCTTAACATCATGAACGCGCCCGATAGCGACGATGATGGCGAGGATGACTACAGCCAGCTTCCAGAGTGGCGGAAACTTGCATACCTGCACGTCTATTACAGCCCGAATGAGAAGCCTTTCACAGCGCCTATTGGGTTCCTGTTTCTCTTTGAACGCTATGTCGGCGGCAAGATGGCTGAGGTTCTCGCTGGTAAAATCTCTGACGGCAAGGCTGCGGTGGACATCATGACAGCATCTCAAGATGTTGGCGCTGCGTTCCTAGCTTCGCTTTCGCCTGTGGTCCGCAGCACTGAGGCGCGAACTCTGGTACCGAGCAGCTTCGCTCCAATTTGGGATCTCAACCTTAACGAGAGCTTCTTTAAGGCTCCTATATATAACGAGCCGTTCGATGAGAGCGAGGCACAGGCATCGCGTGTGAAGCGCACTACACCAGAGGTATATAAAATTATTGCGAAAGGCCTTCAGGAAGCGACTGATGGATACGGCAGAATACCCGGCGGCATCGATGTGTCTCCTGATCAGATCAAATACTTTGTTGATCAGTATGCCGGTGGTGTTGGTCGCCTTGTTACGGGTGCTGCTGAGGGTGACATAGAGGCAGCCAAGAAGCTGAACCCGTTCTACTTTGATCCGAAGCTGGTGCAGTATTCTCCGATGGGCAGATTCTATGAGCGTGATCCGGAAATGAAGCGGGCTGTCGCAGCTGACAAACTCGCGGATGAAGGTGACAGTAGAGAGCGTGATTTCTTTGAAAACGAAAATCCTGTTGCGATAGATTCTGAAGTGATTACCGCTTTCAAGGATGCTCAAAAGGAACTGAAGGATCTGCGCAAAGACGCTAATGATATGGATCCAGATGAGTATCGGGCTGAGCAGCTACGCATCATGTCGGACTTCAACCGGACATACAACGATGTAAGTAAGGGGAGTTATTCTTACACGCCGAGCGCGGATGAAGAGGAAGAGGATTACATCCCAGAGGAAGAGGAAGGCGACGAGTAAGCCGCCTTCCCCCAGTAATTAAAACGGAACGTCATCCCCGTCGAGGTCACGCGCCTTTGGCTGGTAGCCATCTGCCTTAGCGGCTGAGTGCGCCTGCTGACCACCTTCCTGCTTCGGTTCATAGAGAGACACGATGATGCTCTCACGGCCTTCGTTGCCACCAACGCCAGCTGGATTGAACGTGCGGTCGAGCAGGATGTAAGGGCCCTTGTCCCCATCCATCATGACGCCGACATTCTTGAACCGACCCTTGGTCTGGCCTTGGCCGTCTGTGTATTCGCCAACCTTGACGACGAGATCATACTTCTTACCCATTTACTTTCTCCTTATTGAAACAGTTTCATTAACTTGGTGGTGTTGCGTGGGGCCATAAGCTCTGCCTCTTCAAGCATTGCTTCGTGCAATACGCGCCATGCTTCGCGCTCTTCAGGGGACAGGCTTGCGACAATCTCACACGCAGAGATTGCCCATCCATCCCAATCCGTCATGCCTTCATCATCATCACCAGCCTCTAGTATATCGATGTGCAGCTTCGTCTTCGGTGCAGGCGTAGCCTTGGCTACGATCTTTTCCTCAAGGGTCTGCACCTGAGCTTCTGCCACAGGAACGTCGTCGAAGTCGGTGATGTCCATTTCACTGCCGCTGTATTCGTCAGCCTCGATGATGCCTTCGGCTTGGTTATCAACCATCACTGCGCGCTGCGCCTCAGTGGACAGCGGCATATACTTGCTGGCCCTACGCACGACAGTCTTACGCCACATCTCAGCCTCATCCGTCTTCCAAGGGCCAACGATAGTGCCATCCTTGGTCTTCGATGATGAGCGGTCACGGATAGCAAGGATCTCTTCTTTACTCATGATCTCGAACTGTGACTCGCCGTTCTTCAGCTTCCACACACAGTATGCGCCAATCTTCTCGCCGCGATCCGACAGGCCATGCTTGTGGATGATGCGGGGATCGATGCCCTGCTCGACCTCGAACACATCCTTGGCGTATACCAGACGGCTCTCGATCTTCAAAACCTCACCAGCCTGCAAGGCCAGCTTCATCAATCCCTTATAGCGTGGGCGGAACTGCGCGACATTCTTCTTCAGACGGCCATCCCATACCTTCAGGATGTCAGCCTCACCCATGCTCTTGTTGAGCGACAGGCCAAGCTCAGCGGCGCTTAGGCAGGCCTTCAGCAGTGATCCTCGGTCACAGTCCAGCAAGTCCATGTTGTCAGCTACAGCTGCCACTACAATGCCTTGGAACTTATCGACCGTCATGGCCTGCGGCAGAAGACTGCGGAGATGCCCTTCGCGCATGGCCAGCTCCTGCTTGAACCGATCCATCGGCTTCACGGGAACCATCTCATTACTTTGCATTTTTCAATTCCTCTTCCAAATCATCAATCATTAATTCAATGGCGCGCTCAACAACGGCTCGAAGCGTAGGCTTCAGGGGGTGCTTGGCTGCGACATCGCGCAGCCTTGCCAGCAGATCCCTATCGACCCTCATCATAACAATGTCTTTCATCATGTAATCCTTACTGTAGTGTAGCCAGAACGCTTTCCTGTCAGGGTGCCAACCATGTCAGCGGTGATTTCCTTGCCGGGATTATCAGCGACTACACTGATCGACATCTTATGTTCGCCGCACTTAACCGAAGCCTTGTCCTGCGATGTATTCATAAGCTCCAGCTTTGCGCGGGCCTTAATCAAGATCATGGCCTTTGCTTCATCGGCACGAGCTGCAGCATTCTTCTCGTCTTGCTTAGCAGTCTTATAGTCCAAGAAGAGCAGCGCGTCTCCGTCATCGAGCACAACATCGCTCTTGGGCAGAGTTCCCATGAGCTTCGTGATAGCGCCCACGTCAGTCGCATAGTCAGGCTCAGGCTCCTTGCCATCAGCAATCGACTGCCAGAACAGCGTGATCTGGTTCTTGATTGCATCAATGATGTTGTCGTTGCGCGGGATCTTCATGCGGCGCGGCTCATCATCGATCAGTGCTATCAGCCATGCGTGATCTGAAGTCGTGCAAGCCAGCTGGTGCTGCACCTGAAGCAGATAGTTCTCAGGCGCTTCATCAATCTCTTCGCCATTGTAGTGCCAGCCATAGCCGCGTGCAGACCATTTAATCTCAACGGGGGCATTGCCTGTGATGTAATCAAATGACGCGCCCATGCCGGGACAGTCATCGACCGTGTAATAGTCACTGACCTTACCAAGATCCATTGACCAACGATGCGACGCCCAGTTTGCAATACCGCTCTCAAGGAATGTCCCAGCTTGCACAGCCTTATTGCCAGAGATGTCCTCCGGCGGCAGCTTGCCAGCCTTCTCCATCCACAGCTGCCAGCGGCTCGAATAGGGCGATAGCCCGAACAACGCAGCAACATCGCTCCCACCAATGTGTTGGGAACGCAACTCGTGCCAGTGCTTCTGGTCACGTACTTGTATGATAGCCATTTATATTCTCCGGTTTATGGCCGTATCTAGTCGGCCTACACATGGCATACACTTGTCTACGGAGTTATGTCAAGCGCCTTGTAAACATCTTCAACAGATCGCGCCAACACGTATATTCCGCCGCGCTTTTCCCACGCACTCTGCCATGCCACTTGAGCCAGCCGCTGCTTGCCCTTGTCGGTCTTAACCTCGATAGCGAACGCTCGACCCGGCGATATAACCCCCAGCAGATCGGGCGTCCCTTCCGGCGCAGACTGAATGACACGCGGGCCGCCATCAATCGGACGGAACTTACCCACGTTGATGCGGAACATCATGATGTCCTGCCTCTGGCCCAGAGCGAGGCGGATCTCCTGCTGGATTGCGGCTTCACTCATTGCATGGTTACTTCATGCCCATCGTTATCCAGCTGCTCCATCACAGCCTCAGTCGCGGCCATCATGGCAGCAAAGCATTGGCGGTGGTTGATCACATCGATCTTCCGATCCTCATGCCACTGATCCAGCACATGCAGCATCTCGAATGTGAGCGCATGAATCAGGGACAGCGGCACAACTACCGAATGGAACTCTGCGCCTTCCCCATTGTCATCTTCCATATCGCTGCCCTTTCTTCTGCCGTCAGGCCGTTGGTTGTTTGAGCATCGCGCATACCCATCTTCTTGGCAAGGCGTGATGCCTCTTGCCCGCAGATAACATTGAATGCCCACTGCGTCGGATTTTTGTAGCCGCGCTTGCGGGCCACACTGGTGAGAACTCGGTGCTGCTTCTGGAGCAACCCCTCTTGCGTGCTAATATCCGGATCATCGTCCCGGCTGGTCATCACCAATTCGCCATCAACGTGCTTCACCATCCGCGCCATGACAGGATAAACGTGGCCGCACACAGGGCATGAGGGACTCGGCTTGTGAACCGCGAAGCAGGCAGTGCATGTCCGAACGGATACAACCTTCTCGCCGTTCTTGCCTCGGTTCGCAACGAACCCATCAGCAAGACTCCAGTCCCGCTCATCGTCAATGAAACCATGACGGGCGGTGTTGCCTGCGTGATCAAGGATGATTGTCTTCTCTTTGTCAGGGTGTGGACGGATAGCTCGACCGCATTGCTGCAGGAACAGTCCAAGGGATTTCGTCGGGCGCAGCAGGATCGCGACCTCGACGGACGGAAGATCGAAGCCTTCGCTCACCAGATCGCAGCTCGTCAGAATCTGAACCCGGCCATCCTCGAACGCCTTAAGAACGCCGTCGCGCTCAGTATCATCCATGCCACCGTCAATGTGGACGGCATCATAGCCAGAGTTACGGAAGTCCTCAGCCACATCCTTGGCGTGCTTGACGCTCACGCAGAACGCGATTGCCTTCTTGCCGTCCGCATACTTACCATAGTGCTTAACCGCGCTTCCCGTGATGATCGGCTTATCCATTGCATCTTCCAGTTGCTTGGATACGTAATCGCCCATGCGCGTGCCAACAGAGCCCAGATCAGGCGCGCTTGGTGCATAGACCACAGCGTGCGACAGGAAGCCCTGAGCGGTCAGCTCAGCGACCGTAGGGCCCATCACCATGTCATCGAACATCTGCCCCATGCCCTTGCCGTCAAGGCGCTCAGGCGTGGCCGTAACGCCCAGCACGCGGGCAGAGGGGAAGCCGGCAACAACCTTGCCCCAGCTGCTGTCCGGCGTGAAGTGATGCGCCTCGTCGCCAATGATCAGATCGAACGGCTTCATCGTCTTCATGCGCCGCACCAGCGTGAACACGGATGCCACCACTACATTGGCAATAGGAATGCCCGGAGTCCCGCCAGCTAGGACGGCATGGGACACGCCCACCTTCTTCAGCGCAGCACTAATCTGCTTGAGCAGCTCGCGCCTGTGCGCCACGATCAAGATGCGCTTGTTGTTCTTCGCCATGCCAGCCGCGATGTAGCTGAAGATAACCGTCTTGCCCGATCCCGTAGGGGAAACGAGCAGGGTCTTCTTGTGCCCAGTGCGAAAGCTGTCACGCACAGCCTGAACGGCTGATTCTTGGTAGTCTCTAAGCTGAACCATATGTTTCCTTGTGTGGCAGACTATCTTCGCCCCGGCCTGCCAGCGGGATTCCAAAGTGCCTTAACGACACGACCGAAGCTGATCTTCTTCCAGCAGGTGATGCAGGTTGAGGCGCTTGGCCTCGCGCTCAAGGCTTTGGACTTTACGTCGCGCAAGCTCCAGCTGCGCAGGCAATATCCTAATCCGGTATTTCATGTATCGCAGTTCGTTGTCAGTCATTACCCCTCACTCCGCACGCCATACCTGCGTCGATGTCTTGATGTCAGCCGGCCAGCCGCTGTCCTCCGTGAAGCTGCGCTCCTCGAACAGAACCATGTTCGTCGGCCTGATCAGCAGCCGATCACCTTCCGTCCGCATGAACATGAACTCCTTGCTCTGCTCTGGCGCGGCGCTGAACCCGTCGCTGTGTGGGCAAGCCGTGAACAGACAGGTCGCACGGTCATCCTTGCCATCGTAACGCGCCTCTAGGTTTGCCAGATAGTCATAGCGGATCACATCGAACTCAGTGCCGTAGCAGTCCCAGACCTGCGCCTGCGGCAGTGTCCAAGCTGGCTCCGGCGTTGCGCTGAACGCCAGTGCATGAGGCGGCACGTTCCGATAGACCGCGCCACATTCCAGCATGACATGACAGCCCCACGCCCGGTCAGGCTCGGATCTCAGAGCGAACCAGACGGCAGGCTCGAAGCCCTTGCCGTCCCTGCGTATGAATTCGCTGTCCACATAGACATACAGGTGGTGCGGCAAGTTTCTGCTGCTCATGCTTGTTCCTTAACGCTTGGTGCGCTTTGTAAAGCGACCTGTCTTGGGGTCACGCGGATCGACAGCCTTAGCGAGCTGATCTTTGAGCTCGGTGACGGTGCGGCGCAGCTTCTCGTTCTCGCGGCGCAGCACTGCGTTGGAACGCTCCAGCTCTTTCAGCAGGATGCCCTTCTTGGACCACTCGGCCTGCTGCTGCGTCTCCTCGACGCGATACGTTTCATAGCCTGCTTCAAGCTGGGCTTTAAGTTTGCGGACCTCAGCCCACGGATTAAAAATACTCATGTCAGTATCCTCTTCTTCAGCTTTCTATAACGCCCCTCTACCGAGGCAATCGTAAGCCCCATTTGCTCGGCCATGTAAGCCGGCCTAAGGCCATGCTCGTAATACTTCAGCAGCTCTGCGTCCTTCTCAGGTGTCCAGACACTTCGAGAACGCTTTACTATTGGCATTAATCGCACTCGATCTCGCGGGTTCCCGTCCAGACGAATGGCATGTAGCAAATGTCCTCGCCGTCCTTGGTCACAGTCCAGCCAGACAAGTAACCAGTATCACCGACAATCACAGCCGCTGCCGCCGGAACCGCTGCGCCTGCAGCCAACCCAATCATAAATCCAATCGCTAACT